GTGATCTAGATCAAGACGAATTTGGTGCTACCGATGCTGCTGCCGGCGGTGCTGAGCCACTAGGTAGAGAAAAGCGTTAATGAGAGCTCGTGAGTTCATGGTAGAGGCTGAATCGGTCTCTACCTATAACTTGATCAACACACTGGAAAATCTACGAAGTACCACAGATCAAATCCGAGTTGACAGTTTGGTTAACCTGGTTCGTAAAAAGCCAGGCAGCGAAATGTTTAATGTAGATCTGCTAGTAGATGCTTACAAAGAAAATCAAGGTGTAAAAAACATGATTAGAGACATCAAAGATGACGAATCTGGTGTCAAATATGTGTTTTTGAAGTCATTAGACGGCGAAGATCAACCTGACATTCCTGACACTGGTGACAGTGTGGATTCTGGTGTAAATCCCGAAAAAACAGTAGCATCAATGGCCAAACGTGCCATTGGGCGACGCGACTAAAAAACCTCTTGCTTATTACCGAATAATTTGTTAGTATACTCGTTAGTATGCTTATTCAACGTTATCAATATAAAACCTGTGACCGAGTCACAGTAGATGGTCAAAGACACTATCTTACACCTACTGGTGAACGTGTTCCCAGTGTTACCACAATTCTAGATCGTACTAAACCGGCTGAAGCTCGCGAAGCACTAGCAGCTTGGCGTAAAAACATAGGTGAGGAACGTGCTCGATCTATTACCACTGAAGCAGCCAATCGTGGCACTAGAATGCACAAGTACCTTGAGGATTATATTCAAGGTCAACCATTAAAAGAATCTGTGAGCAATCCATATGCTCAAGAAAGTCTAGACATGGCTAAGACTGTGATCGCAGCAGGATTTGGTCGCGTAGATGAAATCTGGGGCAATGAAGTACCTTTGTACTTTCCTGAGTTGTACGCAGGTACTACAGACAGTGTGGGAGTTCATGCCGGGCAACCTAGTATATTGGATTTCAAACAAAGTAACAAACCCAAAAAGTTAGAGTATATTCAAGATTATTTTTTACAAATAACAGCTTATGCTTTGGCTCATAATGAGTTGTTTGGTACCAACATACGTCGTGGTGTAATCATGGTTTGTGTTAAGCCCAAAGATGGCGAACCACCTACCTATCAAGAATTTGTTTTAGAACCCCAAGACTTTGATCAATGGACTGAACTTTGGTGCGACCGTGTAAGTGAGTATTACCGCCTACGGTAAATACACAATACAGGACAGCACAATGGCAGTATTACAGGTCAGTCAGATTCAAGTTCGCAGCGGATTTTACCAAGATCTAGGACAATTAGCTCGTGGTGAATTCGGGTGGGCTGTTGATCAACTCAGACTGTTTATTGGTAATGGTACCACCTCCGAAGGCGCACCAGTACCAGGTAATACTGAACTATTGACTTCACGCGGTGTTACTGAAATCCTCAGTAGTGGGTTTCAAGAGTTTCAGTATAGGTTCAAGGGTTTAAGCAGTGGCTATGAAGCACAGACCGGAAACACTAATAATACGCCTATCATACGCGATGCTCAACGCAAGTTTGATGACATAGTCAATGTCAAAGACTTTGGCGCCGTCGGCGACGGCATCACCAATGACACCGCAGCCATACAACGTTGTATTGATCAAATCTATGATCGATTAAGCGCATCACCTGACATAAAAACACGCAGGACCATACACTTTTATCCTGGCATATACATCATTGCCGGTGAATTGCGTATTCCACCTTATGTAAACTTCAAAGGCGTAGGCAAAGCGGGTGTAGTGCTTAAACAGGTTAGCGTTATTTCTAGTTGTTTGTTTAGAACCACCAGCAGCACTGGACAAGATGCTGCTGGCATGACCGGCAGTGGTACAGCGCCACAGTATATAGAATTTGAAAACATAGTATTTGAAACCGAGCCCGATATAGCCATTGCCAGAATTGAATCTGCTAAGAATGTAAGTTTTATTCGTTGTAGATTCAAAGGTCCTAGATTTAGTCCAGCCAATGTTACTGCTAGTTCAGGTGTTGAAATCAACAGTCAGTACTTTACTTCAGAAAATATTTACTTTAGTGAATGTGATTTTACCGGCTTAACCTACGGTGTTAACATCAACGAAACTTTGGGTACCAAGCATGTGGTATTTGATCGTTGTTTGTTTACTGATCTTTATCGTGGCATCACTGCCAACACAGCATTGGGTGCCAATTCGCAGGTAAGTTTAAAAACTGTCAACAGTTTGTTTAATAAGATTCATCAGCAAGGAATTCATACTGCTAATCAAGTAAACGATGTAGTTAGTCTAACTAATACATTCGTCAACGTTGGTACAGCTCATGATCCTGCTGCCAATGCTACTGTGGTCAGCAGCGTAATCAGATTTGGTGGTAACAGCAGCTACAGTTTTGGTGATGTATTTGTACGTTCCGATGTTCAAGATAGTACCATAAGCAGCATCGAACAAGTTAGTGAGTTAGCAGTAAGTATTAACCAAAGCTCAGCCATGCGATTTGGTGCTACTTATCAAACCATTGGTCGTACTGTAGTGGTTAATAATGCTACCACTGCCAATGTGCCCCTACATCCAAGATTTAAAAATGGAACCATAAGTTATATAGCGCAAAGAGCCGGTGCTAATCGTGTAGGTCAATTACAGTTTAGTGCCGACACAGTATCGGGGTCTTGTACCTATAGAGACAGCTATACAGAACACACAGAAACAGGCATAAACCTAAACATAATTTACAGCAATTTCTACGACACAGTCAGACCAATATTAACAATCACAGCCGATAATAGAGGCAATGTAACAGCAGTAACCTACGACGTAAAATCAACTAATTTAATCTAATCAAAATTTATGTGGAATCTTAGGCCCGAAGAACGGCTACATGAGTGGCGTCATTTCCGCTCAGAAATCAGTAAAGAACCCTTAGATCAAGCAATAGAACGTGCTCAACATTTATGGAGTTACGCTCCTTATGTTACACACTATTTGGCAGATGATTTAGTAGAAGATTGGCCAGATCCCTGGACTATGGTACATGAAAATTATTATTGTGATCTTGCTCGTGCGCTAGGAATGCTGTATACTCTGCGTTTGTCATCGCATTGGCAAAACGGCATAGATAATTTAGAAATACGCATATATAAAGATCAAGACACGCATGACATACTACGTACAGTTTGGGTGAATCGGGGAAAATATATACTTAATTTGATCTATGATACTGTAGTAAATAAAGCTTCAATCACCGAGAATCTAGTACTCAAGCATAGGTACACTGAGCAAGACTTGAACTTGGACCGATATTAAAAAAATAAAGGAATCAACAGTAATGACGCAGCAGGCAATATATGTCATCAAACGTAGTGGGCAAAGAGTTCCACTAGATCTTACCAAAATACAAAGACAAGTAAGCAACGCATGTAGGGGCATTGACGGAGTTAGCCCTAGCATGATCGAAATAAAAGCACAATTGGAATTCCACGATGGTATGACCACTGAGACCATCGATGCCTTGTTATTACAGGCCATGGTGGGTCTAATAGACGAATCTGAAAATCCTGAAATCAATAATGTCAATTATCAATATGTAGCAGGACGTCAGCGCCTAAGCATGTTGCGTAAAGAAGTTTATGGCGACTACGATCCTCCTCGACTTTACAATATAGTAAAGAAGAACGTAGATGCCGGAATGTATACCCCGGAATTGCTAGAGTGGTATACCCAAGAAGAATGGAATATCATTGATTTGTTTGTTGATCACGCCAAAGATGAAAACTATACATTTGCGGCAATTGCTCAACTCTGTGAAAAATATCTAGTACAAAATCGTGCCACTGGTGAACTATATGAAACACCACAGGTGCGCTATGCTGTAGCCGCTGCCACTGCTTTTCATGCCGAACCACGAGATCGAAGATTAAAGTATGTAAAGGACTATTATGAGTGCGCTTCAGATGGCCATTTCACTCTTGCCACCCCTGTGCTTGCTGGTCTTGGCACTACTACTAAACAGTTCAGTAGTTGCGTTCTTATCAGTAGTGACGATACCCTTGATAGCATATTTGCTGCTGGCGAAATGATGGCCAAGTATGCCAGCAAACGTGCTGGTATTGGCTTGGAAATTGGACGCATTAGACCACTTGGTGCCCCCATTCGTAATGGTGAAATCAAGCACACAGGACTAGTGCCATTTATGAAGAAATGGTTTAGTGACTTGCGATCATGTAGTCAAGGTGGCATACGCAATGCGTCATGTACTGTGACATTTCCTATTTGGCACGCACAGTTTGAAGACCTCATTGTTTTGAAAAACAATCAAGGCACAGAAGAAACTCGTGTTAGGCAAATGGATTACTCTGTGGTGATCAATGCCATGTTTTGGCGTAGATTCAAAAATGGTGAAAACATTACCTTGTTTGATCCACACGAAGTGCCTGATCTTTATGAAGCCTTTTATAGGAACACTGAGGAATTCGAAAGGCTGTATAAAAAATATGAGCACGATGCGACAAAAAAGAAGAAGGTACTACCAGCGGACGAGATCTTTAAGAATGGAATTCTTAAGGAACGCACTGACACAGGTCGTATCTATCTTGTGTTCATTGACAACGTTCAGCGTCAAGGTCCGTTTGACACCAACCTTGATCCAGTATATCAATCAAATCTTTGCCAAGAGATATTACTACCCACGAGACCTTTCCAGAGGATTGAAGACCCTGAGGGAAGAATCGCTCTTTGCACTCTTGGCAGCATAAACTGGGGAGCGTTTCGTACCCCACAAGACATGCGTAAGGCCTGTCGTGTTCTAGTACGCAGTCTCAGCAATTTACTTAACTATCAAGACTTCCTAAGTGTACAAAGTCAACTAGCAAATGAAGATTTTGAACCACTTGGGGTTGGCATCACTAACCTGGCATATTGGCATGCTCGCAAGAGCCTCAAGTACGGCGAACCAACCGCTTTGGCGGAGGTACGGCGTTGGATGGAACATCAGGCCTATTACCTAACCGAGACGAGTGTAGAATTGGCCGAAGAGCGCGGTGCTTGTAAGAAGTCGTCGCAAACCTACTACGGTCGGGGCATATTCCCGTGGGAGCGTCGCGCCAATGGTGTTAATGAGCTAACGGACTTCGGCCCAAGTCTTGACTGGGAACCACTACGTGCTCGACTACTAAAATCGGGCATACGCAATGGCACCCTAATGGCCATAGCACCTGTTGAATCCAGCTCAGTGGTATTAAACTCAACTAATGGCATTGAAATGCCCATGGAGTTGATTTCAGTTAAAGAATCAAAAGCGGGGTCGTTTGTACAAGTAGTACCGGAGTATCGCCGCCTGCGTAATCGTTATCAATTGATGTGGGACCAAACAGACTGTGTTGATTATCTCAAAACCGCAGCAGTGTTAGCGGCATATGTTGATCAAAGTATCAGTACCAATACTTTTTACAATCCTGCTAATTATGCGAGTAACAAGGTACCTGCCACAGTGATTGCTGGTAATCTCATGCGAGCACATCGTTGGGGTTTGAAAACTATCTATTATAGTTTAATCAACAAAGTAGGAGCTAAAGCAGTAACCAATGACACAATGACCATTGAGCCTGCTGCCGATGTAGAGCTAGAAGACCAAGAAAATTGCGAAGCCTGTGTGCTTTAAGGAAAAATAATGAGAGACACATACGACCTAAGTAAAATACCCGACTATTTACATCGAAAAATGTTTTTAGATGGAGCTGTTACAGTACAAAGATTTGAAGAATATCGTTATCCTAGAATAGCAAAATTTGAAGAACTACAACGTGGCTTCTTTTGGGTACCCGAAGAAGTCACACTAACCAAAGATAAAATCGATTTTAAAGAAGCTACCGACGCAGTAAAACACATATTCACCAGCAATTTGTTACGCCAAACTGCTCTAGATAGTATACAAGGACGAGCACCCTCACAGATTTTTACTCCTGTGATTAGTTTGCCTGAATTAGAAGCACTGGTTAGCAATTGGAGTTTTTTCGAAACTAATATACATAGTAAGAGCTATAGTCATATTATTAGAAATGTTTATGGCGTGCCTAAAGAAGAATTCAACAAAATTCATAACACCAAAGAAATTGTAGATATGGCAGCTAATGTAGGCAAGTACTACGATGTCCTACACAGACTTAACAGTTTAAAAGAAGTCAATCCAGAATTGGTTAATGAAAAAGAACATGTCAAGGCAATCTGGATGGCACTAAATGCCAGCTATGCTTTGGAATCTATGAGATTTATGGTGTCATTTGCTACCAGCTTGGCCATGGTAGAAAATCGCATATTCATTGGCAATGGCAACATCATAAGTTTGATTTTACAAGATGAATTACTACATACTGAATGGACTGCTTGGTTAATTAATCAAGTGGTCAAAGACGATTCGCGCTTTGCTGATATAGTAGCAGAATGTCGTCAAGAAGTTTATGCTATGTACATGGAAGTCATTGAGGAAGAAAAATCCTGGGCTGATTTTTTGTTCAAGAAAGGTGTAGTGATTGGCCTAAACAGTCAGATACTCAAAGACTTTGTAGACTATACAGCTTTTACACGTCTGCGTGATATTGGCATTAAATACACTGAAGATCATCCTAAAACAACACCGATTCCGTGGTTTAACAAACATATTCAAATCAATAAAAAACAAACTGCGTTACAGGAATCAGAATCAACAAATTACGTGATTGGTGTGATGAGTGATCAAATAGATAGGAATCTATTACCAGAAATTTAAGGAAGCATATGGCAAAACTAGTCGAAGAAATTATAGTGGTAAAGTTAAGTAAATTAGTCAAGGACAAAGATACTGACAAGGAAATCCTTGATCCTAATGTACTCGGAGCATTAGAATTAGCAGTTCAGGAAATAGTCAGCGAGGGTGTCATTGTTGAAGTGGAGAAGGCCTAATGCTAACCATATACAGCAAAGATCATTGTCCATTTTGCGATCGTGCCAAGTCTTTACTTAAACTAAAGGGTGTAGACTTTGAAGAAATACGTATAGATCTAGATCCGCAGGCCCGAGAATTCATAGTGAATCAAGGGCATCGTACTGTACCACAGATTTATCGCAATGGCGAATTATTTGTAGAAGGTGGCTATAACGGTTTAGCTCGTTTAACAGATTCAGATTTTCAATTACTTAAGGAAGAAACAGATGTTGGTTCAAACGTCAAGATATAATATTGGGGACATTATCAATTTAAAATTAGTCAGTGGCGACGAAATCTGCGGTCAATTGGTTGGCACCGACGGACGCGAATACGAGTTACGGTGTCCATGTATTGTAGTCACTACGCCAGAAGGCGTGGGTTTACTTAGAGCTATGTTTGGTCACGACCCGGATTTTGAAAATATTCGATATCGTGACCAACACATAATCAGTATGTGTCGTACCCACCAAAAAATGGCAGAGCACTGGGAAGCAGTTACCAGTGATGAAGAACCAGTAACTATTGTGGATACACCACAATGACCATAATACGAGCTAATCAGGATCGTTTCTTACTACGCGGTAGAGTTACAGCAGGTAGCACTGATGTGATTATCAATGGACAATCTGCTGTACGTGTAGGAGACAATGTCATAGGTAGTCGCAAGAAAAAAGGTATTAATCGCATAATCACAGGCAGTCCTACAATCATGGTTAATAATTTACCCATGGCTATTGTGGGATCGCGCACTACTCTTGGTGATCGTGCTATCAAAGGCAGCGACGACGTTACTGCTGGCTAATACCACAATTTTTGCGGTAAATACCTAATGACTACCAAGATCACACCAGTGGGTGCGCTGGCTATCGCTGGCATCTTAAAGAACCAAGGACTGGCTACCCCTGCTAACTTGGCTTTGGCTAATACTACTTTTAGTACCACACAACTAAGTGGTGCCAGTCAAACACGATTAGCCACTGCCAACGCAGCGGTCGTGACAGCGTTAACTGCCAATGTGCCAGCATTTTTAACTGGTATAGTACCTGTATCTTGGCGTGCTGCTATTCCTGGCGCGGTAAAATTCAACGTAAACAATGTAGTTGATACTGTTCGTACCACTGCGGCTGACATATTAGGTAACAATTGTGCTAAGTTTACAGAGATTATTTCATTGGCATCAGAGTTTGCCAAAACCAGTTATGATCTCAGTGGCAGTATACTAGGTATCAAACGTCAAGAGGACATCGGTCTCAACTATTCAAGTATAAATGGACAAGTCACAGGCGGTGTGGCTGAGCAGTTTAACAGTAATCTAATAGGTACTACAGCCTGGCAGGTTTTCACCAGTAACCTAAGTAATTTAGGTACATTGTTTGATGCTAGTGATTTACCAGACTGTTTTTTACCGCGTAATTTATTGGAAAATCTCGGAGTACAAGGTCAACTTCAAAGTATTACGGCAGCATTTACTGCTGCTAATATTACTGATACCTCTGGGCTCACTGACAAGCAAATTACCACAGTGTTGGATCAAACGCTCACCACCGAGGACATTCACCAAATACTAGATGCCTGTGAAGCCGAACTTTTGTCTAATGTTACCAACACTCGGTTTAGTGATCTGCTTAATTTACACAATTACATCGACACTGCAGGACATGTGGTAGTGGATACCGGTGCTAATCTAGCTCTCAAATTGTATAACATTGCTGGTGTAAATTCACAAAATTCAACGTTTGAACAATGGGGCGAAACACTGTCGCAGATCAGCGTCCAAGGAAATCTATCTCTGATCACTGCCGCATATAACAATCCTGCTACCTTTGCTAATGCTGTAAGCATCAGTGTTGGTAATTTTGGATCTGGCAGCACAGTATTCGGCACACCTACTCTTATTGATATCATAGGACCCACTGCTGATTTGATTTCCGCAGACACCAAGTACAGCACCATAATCACAGAAATAAACAGTCTTCAAGCTAATATACTAGCCAATGCTTTAGGGCAGACATTATTAACTGCTATTACCAGTGGCAGCAATGCGGATATTATTACTGCCGGAACTGCTGTGGCCACAGCCTCAGGTAATGTAGGTCTTGCTGTAACATTAGGTAATCAATTATTCAAACGTGTGTTCGACCATGTTGCCCTTGTTAAGTCCAATTTAATTGCCTGTGAAATCACAGATGCCAATGGCAACATCCTCAGTGATATTTCAGGCACTGCCACTAGTGTACGAGGTTTCATTACCAATAATTACGAGTATTACACTGCTGATCAAAATATCGGGCTAGGCTTTGGTGCTGTTATGACCGCAATGACCACAAATGAATTATATGGACAAAGTATATTAGCCAGTCAAGCCGAAAGTCGCAATTTAGAAATTCTAAGAGGTGCTAGTATAACCACAGAATCCGATGCTGCCATTGATGCTGTAGAATATGGCAAAACACTAGGCCAAGTATCGGCTAATGTTAGTACGGCTGCTAACTTAACTACAGAGGCCAATCTTAGTTTCACCATAACTAACACAGCCAATGTTGCTTATGGCGAAGTATTTGATTTACCTATTGTGATAGGCGCTAGATACGAACCCACTACAGACATTTATCTACCAGACAATAGATTACTTTTTACACATTTAGCTACACCAGACTTTATAACAGTAGAGTTTGATATAGCAGACACAGAAACAAGAAATTTTTGGTTCAGAGTCAGCGGTGATCTTACAGTAAATAATTTTGCTGCTAATGTGGTCCAAACTACTGGTTATTATACCAGTAAGACTTTTAGGTTGGCACTAAGAACCACTACAAATTTGCCACCCACGATCAATTCTATTATATCATTTCGAATCGAGTTGTATCTGACACCAAACGCAGATTCGCGACCAATCTGGAACAGTGCTGACATACGCATAATTCCTTATGGCCTGTCTGGATCTGTTGAGACCGGTGAATAGGCACTAAAAAACTAATTTTATCTTATTAGTTGCTTTTGAGTACTTCAACTGCTATAGTAGTACTTGCTATGGCTGATTATGTAAAGGAGGTAGTTATGACAGACTGGTCCACCGGTGAAACCAAACCCATGGAACTTTGGTTTGTTCGTTTACTTGCCACCGCATTCATGCTGGTAAGTTTTTATTTTAGTTATCAATTTTTATTTTGGGTCATCGATAAAAAAAGTCAAACAGAAGAAACTGTGTCTCCATCCCAAATTACTGCTCAATATCGCGAACGGCAATTGGCTTGTTTGGCTAGAAATATCTATTTTGAAGCCGGTAACGAACCTTTTGAGGGCAAAGTAGCAGTGGCACAAGTTACTATAAATCGTGCCAGTGCTCGTGGGTTCCCTGAGGATTTGTGTCAAGTAGTATATCAAAAAAACATAATCTATCAACGTGTAGTTTGTCAATTCAGCTGGTATTGTGATAGAGACACTACCAGTCGTATACTACACAAAGAAGTTTATGATCAAAGTATGGAAGTAGCAAAGAAAGTTTTGTTAGAAGGATTTAGATTGCCTAGCCTGACAGAAGCTTTATACTATCACGCTGACTATGTGAATCCCGGTTGGAAAAAAGAGCGCATTGTCAAAATTGGACGTCATATTTTTTACAAATAAGGAACATTATGAACACAGAAAGCACGATCACACGCATGGTTGACACCTTTTTCAGTATTCCGGGCATGATACTGATGTTTATCAAAGACCATTTTGGTAACATCAGCGCACATACCTTGGGATGGTTAACTATAGTCATGCTACATCTCAGCAGTGTACCAACATTGTTGGCTGTGCTGACCCATCAAAGTGATCGTATGCCACCAGTGGACATCATGCTGTTCATCTGGGGAGCATTGATCGCTGTATTTTTCAAAAGCCTGTTTGAGCGTAACTTTTTGTACTTGGCCACTATCTGTTTGGGCTTTTGTGGCCAAACTGTGTTGATGAGTTTGATTTTATTCAAATAGTGTCATACACTAGGTTATGATGTTAGGTGTAAATACAAAGTGAACCTACAAGGAGTTCCACAAATGTCAAAAAATAATGTATTACCTGAACCAGAGCTGGAATACAACAGCGCGGAACTCGAAGAAACCGAAGACCTTGACATACAAGACACCGATGTTGGATTCTTAATAGACAAGGACGGTAATCTAAAAACAGTGTTTGGACCCGCTGAGGGCTTTGAAAACCCATCAGAAACTGTAGCCGCTATTCTTGAAATTTTTGGTATTGACGAGCTTACAGCACCAAATCGTACCTTACACTAGTGCTTGAAATTTCAGCAGATTTGTGGCGTAAAAACCACAAAATTCTGCTGGAAAACAGTCTCAAATCTGTGGTTTTTGTGCCACAATAGCCCGAAAGTTGACAGGGGTATCCATTTTTGCTATACTACGAGTATGGAAAAACGCACTCGTAAACGCAGACAAGACACTAAACATGCTGTCTACATGATTGTCAACGTGCTTACAAATGAGCACTATGTTGGCATTACAGTATGCGGCAGCGAAGTCAAACGTGCTCTTAAAATACGTTGGCAAAAGCATGTTCGCCGCGCACTAACAGAGAACAAGTCGTGGGCTTTATGCAACAGTATTCGTACTCACGGCGCAGACGCTCATGTCATGTTGTTAGTTGACATTGTACGTGGACGCAAGCCCGCACATGCCGCAGAGCGCGAAATTGTAAATTCATGTGCTCCAGCACTAAACACGCATTAACCCTAGACTTGACAGGGTTACGGATTTTTGCTATACTAACGGTACACTGAAACAACGGAGATACAAAATGGCATACAAAGGTTTTTATCGTGCTGCTCGTGTTGTTACCCCTGACGCTGCTCAGGAACCCCAAGTTCAAGCTCTGCGTAATGTAATGAGCACCATGTCTGCTCGTGACGCAGAGTTTGCCGGTAGCTTAGTCAGCAACTTCTACCGTTTTGGTCGTCTCAGCGACAAGCAATTGGTCTGGGTTGATACCCTTACTCAACGTGTTACCAACCCTGCTCCGGCACCCGCTGCCGCTGTACAAGTTAACGTTCAGCGGATTCAAGACATGTTTGATCGTGCTGGACAGACTCTTAAGCGTATTAAAGTCAAGCTTCAAAGCATTGAGGGTCAGCCTGTAGCGTTTGGTCGTGCTGGTCCCGCCAGCAAGTATGCTGGACAAATCTTAGTAACAGACGGTGGTCCGTTTGGCGCTAATAAGTACTTTGGTCGCATTGACATCAACGGTGACTTCCATGCTACTAGACAAGCTGGCGCTGATGTCGTAGCATTAGTACAGGAGTTTGCCGCAGAGCCCGAGGCTACTGCTGGTAAGTACGGACGTTTAACTGGTGCTTGCTCATTTTGTAATCACGGTCTCAAGGATGCTCGCAGCACTGAATTGGGTTACGGTCCTGTGTGCGCGAAGCGTTTTGGTTTGATTCACTAAAAGGGGCAGTGGCATGGTACTTGACTTAGAAAAAGTAGCTAAGAAACTCAAACCATTGTGTGAATGGCACGAAGTACCAGTTACAGGTAAAAGGTTTCTTCCTGGCAGCACAGGTAGGTTTGGATTTCACATAGAAAATGTTTTTGGAATACCGCCCAATAACAGTAGAAAACCAGATGTACAAGGCCATGAGTTCAAAAGTGTGTTAGTTACTGACGGTAGTGTTAAACCTATTTGTATTGGCACAGTGCCATATCAAGAATATTTAGATCTTGCAAATGGTAATTACACATCTTTTGATCTAAGCGAGCCTGCTAAGAAAATGGCCAAGGCGCTTTACATTTTTTATGAAAAGTCCTTTAAGCAAAATGCTGAAATTTATCGTGTGCTTGGATTTAACCATCTAGAATTGACAAATTTAAATGACTCAATTAAGCAAGAATTAGACAGTGATTTTAAAATTTTAAGTGATAGTTTTAAAAAGTACAATTACATAGAACTTAGTAATTCCGGTGTGTATCATGATTACACTACGTATCTCAAATTGAGTTATAAAGGAGATTCAGTGTATAGATATCCTTGTTGGAGTTTCAAAACAGCGTTTGTTAAAAAAGTTTATTTAGACTCGGCAAAAAATTTAAAGCTACTAGAAACTGTTTAAAAGGTATATGAATATGGATCAACCCTGGCAAGTTATCTCAGCATTGGAAACACATAATCTGCGTACCAATAAGGAGCAGATAATCCAAGCTCAAGCAGAAGCTGGTAACTCTGAGTTCTTTGAGGGTTGCCGCTTGGCGCTGGATCCCATGATAACCTTTGGCATCAAACAAGTGCCCGAGAAGAAGGCAACTGATCAACTAACCAGCGACCACGGCATGAACTGGGATACTTTTGCCTTGGCTATAACAGGCTTTGTCAACAGACAAATCACTGGCAACATGGCTCGTGACATGCTGAATCACATGATGTTGGCTAGTACACAGGAGCAGTGGAATGGGTGGTACCGGCGTATTCTAATCAAAGATCTACGCTGTGGTGTTAGCGAAAAGACCATAAACAAGGTGGTAGACCGTGACTATCCTGGTTATAGCGTGCCTGTGTTTGGCTGTCAACTTGCTCATGATAGTGCTAATCACGAGGGCAAGGTTACAGGAAAGAAACTGGTCGAAGTCAAGTTGGATGGAGTTCGTGTTATCACTATTGTGTATCCAGACGGCAGGGTTGATCAGTTTAGCAGGAATGGTAAAGAACTTGTGAACTTTGGTCATGTCAAAGCCGAGTTCCACGCCATCGCAGACCACCTGAGCGAAGCCATGGTGTTTGATGGTGAGATCATGAGCGCCAGTTTCCAAGACTTAATGCGGCAGGTTCATCGCAAGAGTAATGTACGAGCCACGGATGCTGTGCTTCATTTGTTTGATTGCTTGCCTTTAGCAGACTTTGAGCAGGGTCGTAGTCTTGCTACCCAAATAGAACGCAGTCATGCTCTCAAGGCATTTTATCAGCAACATGAGGCCGTTTTGCCAAGTGTGCGTGTATTGGGTCAAGAGCTTGTAGACTTGGATACAGAAGCAGGACAAGCTCGCTATCGTGAGATCAACCGCGAAGCCATTGCGGGCGGATACGAAGGTATTATGATCAAAGATACGGCTGCCGCTTATGAGTGTAAGCGTAGTGTAGCATGGTTGAAACTTAAACCCTTTATTGAAGTCAGCTTAAATATTGTTGACGTCGAAGCGGGTACTGGTAAAAATACAGGGCGTCTTGGTGCCCTAGTTTGTGAGGGTGAAGATGACGGACGTAGAATTCGTGTTAACGTGGGCAGCGGCTACAGTGATGAGCTTCGTACTGGGATATGGGATAGTCAGCACACTATTAAGGGGCAGGTCATCGAGGTTCGTGCAGACGCTGTTACTCAAAATCAAGATGGCAGCTATTCGCTCAGGTTTCCGCGGTTTTTACGCTTTCGCGGTTTCGAGATTGGAGAAAAATTGTAGTATGGATAAACAAATGATCAAGGACATGCTGTATGGCACAATCTGTGAAATGCAACAAAATAATAAGTACTATTATCGCAGCACAGTAGGCGTAGAATACAGCCATTGGCGTGACGAAGGTGAGCAGCAATTAGCTCAGATGATCAAGGTAATCAGTGCTCGAGTGGATCAGATTGAACGCGATCGTGTTAAGGCGGCCAGTCAACAATTGTTATTAGATGAATTGCAGAAGGATCACAAATAATGGAATTAGTAGGCACCTTGCCCGAAGAACGCCACATGTGGTTGAAAGATCTCTTGCGTTCTGGCACATATGAAATCACCTTTACCAAAGTAGATGGCAGCGAACGAGTTATGCCTTGTACACTACAGGAAAGTCAATTGCCTGCCAGAACATCCGCCAAAGAGCCCAAGCCCACCAAAGCAGAAACCCTGAGTGTGTGGTGTACGGATCGCGGCGAATGGCGCAGTTTTAAAGTCATGAATGTAGTATCGGTGAAACCATTATGAAACTACGAATACAATTTACCAACATTCCAGAATTACTAGAAATATTTCCTCTAGATAAATGGAGTCGCAATCATACCACTAGGCTTCTGGGCATACATCAAATAGGATATGCTTTTACACCTACTACAATGTCAGAGTATGCACTAAGATTTGCCACAAGAGAAGATTTTGACCTAGCCAAACGACTATTACAAGAACATGAAGTCACAGATTAACCCTGCCACACAAGATCTCAGCGTTGAGCCATGCTCACCAACAACTTGGATAGTAACCTTAGAGGAAGATCCTGAAACTGGTGATCTAGTTATGCCTATCCCACAAGAGGCACTCGATGCCAATGGATGGCGCATAGGCGACACACTGACATGGAATATAGATAATGAAGGAACAGCAACGCTTACTAGAGACTTTGAGTCGCAGTCCGGATCGTAACAGTTTCCAACCCACCAGGTATTTGGCTAGAATGGCAGAACAAGGACGAACTCCCGACAATGATAAAGATGTAGATGCTATGATGGAATTCTATAAGACGGAGGCAGAACGCAAACTTGAGCGAGAGCAAGATCCTGCTTGGCGTGAGCATAACATGGAGTATGACCTACGCAAATCTGCTACTATGGTGGAAAAGGTGCGTAGCAATGACTACTACGCACAGAATCTCTATGCTGCCATGTGTAATAATGAATTTATGAAACTGGATGTCATGCCCATTCTTGAGGATCGGGCATGGTCATGTTCCTGGCGTTACTCGGGTGGGATCGTAGCAGACATGATGGGCTCAGGTGATTACATAGATTGGTACTGTTCTGGTATACGTAATCCTGTTGACTTAAGTGTTCAAGAAGGTTGGTCAGATGCCCAACGACGACAATACCAGCACCAATACGAACGCTATGCGGCAGAAGGCTGTATCACTGAGGAGATTAGACAAGATCTACAACAAATTGGTTGGGTACCTAAATCGGGAGGTGACTGGGAAAATTTCGAGTAAATTAGATGTTGACATTAGCTGGACAAATCTCTATACTTGTATGACTTTACAAAGGAACTAACAATGGCATTCACTAAAATTTCAACTTCACAAAACGTTTTTCTTGAGCAGTATCTACGTGGCACAGGTCGCAGCCTAAGTGCTCGTCAAGCTGAGTCATTGTATGGTATCAAGAATATTCGTGCTCGTATGACCGAGTTTCGTCATGCTGGGTTGAAGGTTACTACCAAACCTAATACCGATGGTCGTATGACTTACTCAGTAAGTGCTCGTGACGTAACCGGTAGTCGTGCTAGCCGTTTTGCCTAATCACTGACAGGACTAGAGTAAAAGGCTGTCTGGTACAGCCTTTTATTTTTTCGGAGTAACTAATGCAACTACAAGATAACGAACGCTTATTCTTATTCAGTTGGGATAGTTTTGGCATTGAAAGCATTGTGGATCTCACTGCCTACGCAGGATGGGAACAGTTACAGTTATTAAATATGTTAGGTGATCGACCAGTACAGCGTAATCCTGCTCATAGTATTGTACAGGCAATCCTACTACGTGCTCGATACAATGGGCATAGACATTATGAAGTTTACATGGTCATATGTGATCAAGGCATGACTGAAAACTATTGGCGTGAGCAGTGGGCGCTGTTTCCACAAAATACCGCAGACATAGTTCGTGAGCGTGGTACGAAATTATGGTCAGATCGAGTCGATGAGGATAGAGTCTTAATCAAATGAAAATTAGCTACATGAGTG